CAAGCAGAAGACGGCATACGAGATTCCTCTACGTCTCGTGGGCTCGGAGATGTGTATAAGAGACAGACTTATGAATAACCACATTCAATTTATGAAGGCGTTCTTAGCTGGACTCAAGTCCCTACCGAACCCTGACAAATACACACAAGCCTATATTCGAGCCTTCGAGATGTGCTTGTACTCAGCAGAAAAAAACAACCAAGAAATTATTGTAGGAGGACACACGAATCATGAACATTTACGAATCAATGCCTAACAGCGAGTATCACTCCCTCAAAGACTACATCAGTAGCTCTTTCGTGAAGGGAGTAGCCAAGCACTCCATTGCTAAGGCACTACAACCCATTGAACCGAGCCAAGCCCTATTGTTTGGGGATGCCATGCACACGTACTTCGAAGACCAAGAAGCGTATAACGAGCGATTCAAAGTCTTTGACGATACCGACATCATCGCTGAAATACTAGAGCGTAGACCAGACATCTCAGCTCCGACCATGACCAAAGACTACAAGACCTATAAGCAAAAATTCGAAGAGGGTCTAAGTGAAAATCAAGTGGTTATATCGGGCCAAGACCATCATCGTATTGAGCAGATGTTCAAGAGTGCCACCGAAAACAAAGCCCTACAAAACATATACGAAGAGCATGACCACGTGGCTATATGGGACGAATATTCGTTTGTAACGGACGAAGAAGACATCTACGGACTCAAGTATCGGGTGCGTCCTGATAGACTCCTTATAGGCGAAAATGAACAGCCTATAGCCGTTATAGATTGGAAGTCATGTAGAGATGCGAGTGCCAAAGCATTTCGCTCGGACTTTTGGAAGTACCGATACGACCTACAAGCCGTATTTTATTGCGAAGTGTTGGGAGTACCAGCCGATAACTTTTACTTTGTTGCAATAGAAAAAGAGTTTCCATATAATTCAGCTGTGTACTCTTTATCGGAAGACACCATCATAAACACCGCTATGGCTCTCGGTGAGGTAAAGAGCCGTATATCACAATGGAAAAAGGAACAATCGCAGGCTTCATTGGGCTTGCCTAATGCTAATACAATTACACTATTATGAGCACAGAAAACAACACACTAAAAATGCTTGCCGAAAGGTACAAACTTACAGGCAAGGACTTCTTTAAGCACCCATATCAAGGGTTCATTATCATCACCCGAACAGGCGTGGAGAAGATTATGGCGCACGACAAAATTACCGTAACCTACGAGGTTGTGCCCGAACTAACTGAGGGACAGGAAAACTGTTGTATAAAGGCTACTGCCGAAAAATTAGATGCTAATGGTGAGGTATACACCGTACAATCTTATGGCACGGCTAACCACTACAACTGTCCTATAAAAACTAAGAAAACTGGCGGTGCGTTACCCCACTATCCAGTAGAGACCGCTGAAAAGCGAGCTAAAGCGAGAGCCGTTCTACAAATCACTGGGTTCTACTCAGAGGGTGTGTTTAGCGAAGATGAATCAGAGGACTTCAAACGTGCTAAATAAGAATGGCGAAAAGGGCGAGGCACTCTTAGCTAACTACTTAACAAAGTTAGGCTATGAGTGTTTCTCCGCCCCTCCTAAACGATTTCCAGATTGGGACATAAAAGCAATAACACCTGAGGGCAGAACGGTTTTGATAGAGGTAAAACTAGACGTAACGGGTATGTTTCTGAGAAACAAGAACGGATTCAACTTCTACATTGAGATGTTCAATACCAAGCAATTTGAGCCTAGTGGTATCTTCAAGACCAAGTCAGATAAGTATGCGTACTTTTTCTTGATGCCCGATAACACGTACCGCTTATATGTGTTCAAGACAAGAGAACTTAGAAATTTCTTGTGTGAGAACGTAGACATTCCAACCACTGGAAACTCAGTAGAAGGAAACGCAGCAGGGTGGCTCCTACCTAACACGAGCCTACCAAAAATTAATCACACCCTAATAAAACTAGACAGAGAAGGTGAATATGTTGATAGCCTCGATTATTATATTAGCAACGATTATTCTAGCTGATGTCCAAAGCCAAAGGTCGCAGAACCGTCACTAAAGCCATAGCCTTCTTCCACGACAAGGGAATGATAGTGGATGAAGTAGAGCTGGGTGGACGTTTCCGAAAATCCAAAGACCTATTCGCTGGGCTCTGCACTAAGTGTTGGAACCTAGAATGTTCGTGTAACGAGCCTAGATTCGATGGGTTCGATATTATAGCGATGGATGGAAACAATGTTTGGCTCGTACAAATCAAGACGAACAAACCTCCCACACAAAAACCGTATATTCGTTTTGCTAGAAACTTTGCTAGTAAATATATTAGGGTTCTTGCGATGACGTGGTATGACCGTAAGGGATGGGTCACCCACACATTCAACAAAAATGGAACCGTAACTAAAAGAGATTTAAGAAAATGAGCGTAGACTTTGATTTACTAAATGAACTTTGGGGCGATGTCCTTATTGCAGACGGATTTGATGATGCCATTATAGGAATCAAAGATGATACTGGCGTTGTTTATTACTCTAAAGAAAAGGTAATAGACATATTAATTCGTGAACACGGCATGACAGATATTGATGCAATGGAATATGCTGATTTCAATATTTTTTGCGCTTATATGGGAGATAAAACACCTATATTTCTTGATGATTTTTTTATAACTACATAAAATATTATTGTAACTAATGAGAAAAAAGATGACACTAAATGAACTACACATACTAAAATTATTACAAGAGCAAGGAAAGGCTTCCTATAAAGACATAGAGCCTATAATGACCATAGGGGGTCACGACAAGTATTGGACGACCTTTTCAACGATATGTAGCTTGATACAGTCAGGCGTAATGGTCTCCGATAACAAGCACCCGTCTACCTATTCACTAACCCCATACGGAAGAGTCAAGGCTAAGGAACTTCTATGAGCGAATTAGACCAAAGGCACTTAGAGGAAGTGCTGGTTGGTACGCTCATTGCTAGTAGAGAATATAGAGACCTTATATTCAATGTAACGGACGCTACCCACTTCCCTAATCTACACCCCATTTACTTAGAAGCGTGCGAGCAACACGCAGAGGGCATCCTGTTCAATGAGGATACCCTAGCAGCTAGGCTAGACAATTATAGCTCCGACTACCTTCTTGAGTTGCAGATGCACCAGCGAACCTCTGAGCACGACATCAAGGGGTATGCTCGTATCCTAAAGGACACCGCTGACAGGCGAAAGCTAACCAAGTCCTTGACCCAAGCTACCCAGCTCGCTCATAACCCGTCCACTACGATGGATGAGTTGATGATGCAGATAGATAAGCTAAGTGGCGAACTAGACGAGGCTACCCCAGTAGATGCGCTGACCCCAACGCAAATCTTCGAGCGAGAACAGTCCCAGCCCAAGAAGGAGAAGCTAGTTACTGGTGAGCAAAAAATAGATAATCAACTGTATCAACACGTTGGTCTACACAAGGGCGATATAAACGTGATACTAGCCGACTCAGGTCACGGAAAGACCCAATGGTCAACGTTCCTAGCCTCTAGGTTAGCCGTACAGGGCTATCAAGGTCTGTGGTTCCAAATGGAAGATTATGACGTGAACACGGCTACTCAGTTAGCTCTACAAGCAGTAGCTCACGCTGATAATGTGCGCATAGTGGATACTACCGATGACATAGACGAAATCAAACGTCTGTGCCGTCTAGCAAAAATTGAGGGTGGTCTTGACTTCGTGGTCATTGACTACATTCAAGAGGTGTATGCTCAAGGCAGGTTCGATTCGAGAACCCTAGAGATTAACTATGTAACTAAGATACTAAAGCAGATAGCAAAGGAACTCAACGTGTTGGTTATCGTGCCTAGCCAAGTTACTATCTCTGAATACAACCGTTCAGGGTGGCAACTAGAGCCTAAGTACAAGGACGCTCAATGGGCACAGGTCATTAAGAATGTAGCTCATTGTATGACCTCAGTGTTCCGACCTAACATGGTTGAGTCCCTTATCCTGATGGATGGGTTTGGCGACCTCAAGGTTAAGGGGTGGAGAGACGGTGACGTTCACTCCTATGAAAGTGTGTTCGTTAAGGTTGTGAAGAGCAGGCGAGGGCAGCTCACTCATGAACGCATCAAACTTTTACACCACAAAGACTTAGGTCTAAAAATTTAGTTATTGACTTTCTTCACTCACTCATCTATATTTAAACTTCAACTATAACTTAATCAAAGAAAAATGGCGACAATTATAAACGCTTCAATAGACGTAACAAAAATCCCTAAAGACGCATTAGTAACTGGTAAAAAAGGCACGTATGCCAACGTTACCGTGTTCATTAATGATGAAACTAGATTTGGAAACAATGCTAGTATTGCAATGAGCCAATCGAAGGAACAGCGAGAGGCAGGAGAACCAAAAGTATATTTAGGCAACGGACGTGTAGTGTACACTGAAGGAGCCGTGACCGTAGCGGAACGGGAAGATGCCGATGCTCCAGCAGCAGCGGTTGAGGCAGCACTGCCCTTTTGATAAAGACCCGATTCTACGCTACATACTAGAGAAACTATATTGGTAGTGTATTTTCATTTAGTATTCCTTATGAATGGAGGGTGTGAAAGCCCCCATTCTTTTTCAGGAAAATCCTGATACAAACCAAACAGTCGTTTGGTGATATTTTGAGAGGGGCTTGTGCGAGCAACGCCCCTTTTTTATTAGTATTGATATTTTAGTGGTAAGTACCTAGATTTTATCATTTAACTAACAAAATGCGTATGTACTACGATTATTTTAGCATTAAAGAATTTTTAGTGGATAGGGTCATGGTTAATGTTCCTATTCACGTAGTTGATAAGATAGAGAAGTACCACAAGCCCATAATTAACCAGATACGACACAGGATAGGTCAACCCATACAAGTATCCCAGAACAGTGGTTATCGCTCCTTAGAATGGGAATTGTCGCACGGCAGAAGCGGAACTAGCGAACACACCTTTACTGGGTTAGGAGCCGTTGATTATACATGCGCTAATATGGAGCTGTTGCTAGAAGAACTTAGAGCGTCCGACTACAAGCGTATCTGTTACTATCCAGACCAGAAGTTTATACACTGTGACCATAAAGGGGACAGATACCACGAATTTGAAGCGGATGAGGACGGAAAATGGCAATACAAGGGCGAAAGAAAATAAAAACGGTTACGATAGATAACCGTAACATACCACAAGGCAAGCTGAAGACCGTTAAAGAAACTAAGATGCCTGAAGTAACTAGACGTAAAAAGGTATTGAGTAGGAAGCGTATCCTTCCTATCATTGATTTCACTGTATTTATCATTAACAAAAGAGCCGTAACTATGACTTGGAACTGGTTAAAATCCCGACTAAAAGAACCCTCCACGTATCAAGGGGTAACCGCCATAGCTGGTGCTATTGGTGTGACCGTACAACCTGATATGTATGAATCCATTGCAGCGTTGATGCTAGCCATCATTGGTGTGATTCAGACCATCAAAAAAGAGAAGCCTGAACCAGAGGCAAAATGACCCTTGAAGAAATTAAGGATACAGTCAAGAGTAGTCCGTACTCTATGGTGGACTTCTCAAAGCACGTTGCCGTCTACATGGGCGTGGAGTGGTCAAACAAGTTCAAGGAACGAATCTATCAGCTTCTATCCCCAAAGGGGCACGGTAAGCCCTCCGAAGACGAACTATCAGCGATGGTGTTCTGGTGTGAGGTACAGAACGACCCACACTGGTATGCACATAGATACTACCATTCTAAAGACCTACCCAGAAAATATCTCTTGCTAAGAGATTGGCTTACTGGGCGAAGAAGCTATAATCGCTTACAAGTAAAGAAAATGCTTGACTATATATCTCGACTTCTGTAGATTGTGGATAACACATTAACAGAGGGCAGCTCGCTTAATCGTGGGTTGCCCTTTTTTTGTGGGGTACACGTAAACTTTAGGTGTACAACGATACGAACTAATAATGATACAAACCCTACAATTTGCACAGCAAAAACCCTACAATCTTCACAATGAAAACACCAATGCCAATAACAATTAAAAAAGAAGGATACAAATGGTCATAGCAGATTACATCATTGAGCACGTAGCCGAAGAGACAGGCATCACTAAAAAATTGATAAAGAGCAAGTATCGACATCAAGAAATAGTAGATGCCAAGCAAATTGTAGTGTTCGCACTGAGCGAGCTTGGATTTACGCAAAAATTTATTGCGAAACAGTTAAAATACCGAGACCACACCACTGTGAACCACCTGATAAACCGAAGATGCTTCAATTCGCACGAGAATCGCCTGAGAGCCACGCAAGCTGTAAAGGCATACTTAGATATGGCTTTGCTCGTGAACTCTTGTATAAAGCGAGATTTGGAGCGAAAAATTTCTGAGGAGGGCTAATTTATGACAATTATATCCGTTTTATCTTTGTCGATTACGTTTGGGTACATCGGCTACATTTTTGGCTCTAGCATGAAACAAATAGAAGCCTCAGAGAAGTCAATCACTGAGGCATTTAAGGAAGGATACATAAAAGGGTATTTTGATGGACACGCTCATGCCACCAAAAAAGAAAAGCCCTACTTTGAGGACTTTCCAGAGATGGGTATAAACTAGCCTTTCTTAGTACGACCAGTCTTTTTCATAAAAGCCATTCTTCCGTTCTGGGCGTTTGGCTTTTTCTTTTTAGTGTCAGACTTCTTCGACTTGTTCTGGTACATCATCTTCTTTTTTGATTGCGTTTTTGTAGCCCTCAATCAGAAAGGCTGTTTCGTTTAGTTGCATTTCGAGTTTAGCTT